GGTATGAAAAAATATAATTGGACGGTAGTAGAACTACAAAACATGTGGGTATGGTTGCAGGACACACCAACACATATTGGCAAAAGAAAGAGCAAGCAATGGTCATCTTTTGTTGATAAAATAGAAACATATACTAGTTTTGGACATGTTATACCAAAAAACCTAACAATAGGTAAAACTGACTATAATGTTTATAACACATTATGTAGTATTGAAAACGAATATAACAACTAAACAAAAGGGGAGTTGAAAAATACTCCCCATTATTAAAAACAAAAATTATGGCAAAAGACCCAGCTGTGTTATTATACACACAAGATTTCCTAGTAGGAACAATTACAATGAGTTATGAACAAAGAGGTAAGTATATTACTTTACTTTGCTTACAACACCAAAAAGGTAAGCTTACCTTAAAAGATTTACAAGCAATTCTAAATGATGAAGATTATGAAATTGCTGATAAATTTCCAAAACAAACTGATGGATTTTATTACAACCTAAGAATGTTTGATGAAGCAATTAAAAGAAAGAATTACTCAGAAAGTAGAAGAAATAACTTAATGGAAAAACATAAGAAAATACATATGACCCCCCATCTGGAAAATGAAAATGAAGATGCAAATGCAGCTGAGACTGGGAATGCTAAAATGAAAATTGTAAGTGAGAATGCAGATAGCTTAGCTAGTACTTGGGAAAAATTAAATAAATAAAATATGGAATACAAAATGCTAACACCTGAGGAATATCAGGAACAATTGTTTGAAGAATATAACAAACAAAAAAGAGAAGATTTAATTATGGTATGTAAGTCAGCAGCAATGGCAGCAGCAGAAGCAAATGATGAGTTTATGCAATCAGTATTACAAGTTGTCCTACAAAGTAGAAACATTACATTCAAACAATGGAAAGCAATGAAAGTATTTACAAAGAAACATAACCAAAAAAAATATAGTAAACAATTTTAATTTGGTATTGTAAAATAATTTAACTATATTACATTTAATATATGTTATAAATAATAGTAAGGATTAAAAAATACTCTATCGCTATTCAGCATTATATGTAGAGTTCCTTATCAAAATATATAGGCCAAGAGTTACTGTCATTTCTCTTGGTCTTTTTTATGCGTTTGAAAATAAAAATGATATATATTAGTATAAGGTTTGGTAATATCAAAAATTATTAGTATATTACATTATAACAAAAACAATTAAAAAATGACACAAGAAAAACAATTCTCACAACATCCAACACACACATCTTACTATGCAACTACCGAAGGTGAGATAATCTCTTTCAAAGGTAAGACACCAAAGTTTATGATACAATGTAATCATGGTAGAGGATATACACAATTCATAGTATGTAATGGGACAGGAAAAGTTAAATCATATCTTACTCACAGGTTTGTATATGAATGTTTTTATGGTTTAATAGATGATGATACATTACAGGTGCATCACATTGACCATGACAAATTAAACAATTCATTATCTAATTTAGCTTTAGTAACAGATTGGGAAAATAAAATGCATGCAAGAAAAGCAGGTAGAAAGACAGGTCGTAATAAGAAAAAGAAATAAATGAAAACAATTAAATGTATAGGTTGCTTTATCCGCATCGGTTCTATATTGGAACACATAATAGGATTAGTAACATTAGGTTGGGGTAAGACCGTAGCCTACAAAGTAGCAAGATGGTTTGGATATAGTAGTTGCGGATGTGATAGACGCAGAGTATATCTTAATCAATTAACTTGCAAATCATATTCAGAAACAATTAGTATATTATAAAAACAAAACAAATGGATTTTCAACAACCAACAAAAGCAACATTAGACGGCAAACCATTAGTAAACCAAGACGCACAATACTTTATAGATTTCTCTAAACTAAATAGAATGGAGGATTTAATAATGATTTTAGCTTGTGTAGGATTTGTATTCTCACCACAACACCCACACTTTGAGTTTCTACAACAATTCCTTGCATTAGACAAACCTGTCTTACCTGGTAATAAACCACAACCACAAGAATTAAAGATGCCTAAATTAACTCCCGTAACTAAGAAAGATGCCTAATACTGAATTACAAGAGATAAAGGAAAACCTAAGTAGGATAGGTGGATACATACCAATTGAAATGACAGATTGGGTATGGAATAATTATAAAAGGTTATCCAACTCAAACGAAGGCAAACCATGTAATTGTGGGTCAGCAGCAGCACATTGGAAAAGAGCAATTGAGTTTCTCAGAGATTGGGTAAAACAACAAGAGACCAATGAGTAATGAAGTGACAGGAAGTATTGAAAGAGAATGTGAAAGGAGACTAACAAATCTATTCACACAATCAAATACCTGGTTACTTAAAGTTGCATATAATGTATGTAAGTCCTATGAGACTAGTGAGGATTTAGTGCAAGAACTTTATGAATATTTGCACAGCAAGAAAAACCCAAAACTATTCTTTAAGGATGATAGCTACAATTTAATTTATTGTATGAAGTTTATTAAACATAGATTTATAAACAAGACAAAGAAATTGAATAGAATAAAGTATATAGGTGAAATCTATTGTGACAATTCAGCAGAGGAAACATATGATATAGATTATGATTTAGCAATAGAGGAAGCATATAAGAATGTAAAAGCAGAATTGGAACATATAAAGAAAACCAAAGACTTTGCTTCTGCAATGTTATATGAGAGATATTGGTTTACGGATGACACTTTGGACGAAGTTGCAAGTAAGATTAAGATTTCCAAGAGCACTACATTTTTACAAATTAAGAAGGTTAGGAATAGATTAAAATCAGTTATTAAAAACCCCTTTGATAAACAATAAGTTATATGGCATTATGGAATACAAAGTTTGATTATGCAAATGGTGAGCAAAGAGTATGTAAGGAATGTGGTATATCTTTTCACACAATGAAACCTAGGTATAGTTGTAATGCATGCCTGAATATAAAGCAAAAGGTAATAGAACAAAAGAAAAGAGGTAAGTATGAAAAGAAACAATCATATCCATATCAAGGGCCTAAACATGATTACCACCAAAGATTTTATCCTCTGCGGGTAAAACTACATAAGATGAAAGTGAGAGAGGAATGGCAGGCATACTTTAAGGAAAAATTGGATGAGATAATGCAAGATAAGATACTAATGAAATGGATAAATGACAGACGTGATAAAGAAACATTAGAAGCTAAACAAGCAAAGAGTAAAAAGAATATTCAAAGAGATTACCCAAACACACATGACTACTATGAATACTAACTATCATAGCATAGATTATCAATATGCATACTTTAATTTTAATTGGACTTACATAAAGGACAAACAGATTATACTTAAAGGAAATAGTATAGGTGGTATGTTAATCATTGCAGATAGTGAAGGTAGAACATTAAAGGTATTTGGATTTGAAAGAATAATATGACAACAAAAGAAATAACTAAAGAGTGTAATGCACTAATAAAGCAAGAAGTAAAGGATAAGAAAATGTGGTTTATGTTTTCTGAGAATATACAAAAGGGAATTGATAGAGGCCTGTTTTGGCAAATTAGAGATGATAAAGGATTAGCAGCTTTTGTATTGTGTAGGAGAATGAAAAACAATACCATTACTTTGGACAAGATTGCAGTTAGAGATAAAGGTAAAGGCATTGGAAAAGAATTGTTAGATAAAGTAAAGAATATAGGATTGAATATAAAACTAGATGTAGTAAGAAACAATATACAGGCAATTAAGTTTTATCAAAGAGAAGGATTTAATAAAGTAGGAGAAAAAGAATTAGGTAAGAAAGAAATTATTTACATAGACATAATGATATATGAAACGAAATAAAGGAACAAACCCTATAATACCTCTTTTGATTGCATATCTCCTCACCATTGGATTATTTATCGCTTGGGAGGTATATACTAACAAATAATTTTACTGTTGTTAAAAATGTAGTAAAATACAATTACAATAGTATATGCCATTTATCAAAGGAGATACAAGAATAAATGCAAACGGGAGACCGAAAGGTGCATTAAATAGAACCACGGAACAAATGAGGTTGACAATAAATCGTGCAGTCAATTCAACCTTAGCAACATTACAAAAAGATTTAGAGGAATTAAAGAAAACTAATCCAGAGAAAGCATTAGAGTTATCAATGCGTTTAATGGAATATTGTATGCCTAAGATGAGAAGCATAGACATTAAGGGAACGATGGAAGTTAATGCAAAGATACAATCAATCAACCTAAACATAGTAGATGGAACTAAACATAACGACCTCAAAGACATATAGGGATATTGATAATAGTAAAAAGATTTGTATACTGCAAGGTGGGACAAGGTCAAGTAAAAGTTTTTCAGCTCTGCAATGGATATTAGTGCATGCTTTAATGGAACCAAACATAGTAGTATCAGTAGTAAGAAAGTCTTTTCCGTCTATGAGAGTTAGTATTATGAGAGACTGGCAAACAATACTTAAACAATTAGAGATATGGTCTGACGAGAATTGGTCTGCAACTGAACACATATACAATTTTGACAATGGCAGTATGGTAGAGTTTATGTCAATTGATAGTAGTGAAAAGAGAAAGGGTAGTGCAAGAGATTATTTGTTTATAGATGAGTGCAATGAATTAAGTAGAGAGGATTACTTTCAGTTATTTATTAGAACAAGAAAGAAAACTATTATTGCATACAACCCCTCATTCGGAACTAACCACTATATCTTTAATGAAATACAAACACACCCTGAAAGCAGTTTATATATCTCAACTTTCTTAGACAATCCTTTTTTAGAGAAATCTATTATAGAGGAGATTGAAAGATTGAAATGGATTAACCCTGAATACTATAAGATATATGGATTAGGTTTGCCTGGCAATAATGTAGGAACTATCTTTACGGCAGAGTTAGTAGAGATGATACCTGATGAAGCAAAGTTTGTTGCATTCGGTATGGACTTTGGATTTAGTATTGACCCAAGCACATTAGTTGCAGTGTATAAGTGGAATGAAAACTTATACTTTGAGGAATTACTTTATAAAAAAGGTTTAGTGACAAGTGAGATTATAGCAGAATTAAAATCATTAGATGTGCAGAGAAATCCAATATGGGGTGATAGTGCGGAAAGCAGATTGATAGAG